CTCTTGTAATTCGGCTAATATATTAATACACCTTTCTGCATATCTTTCTTGAGTAAAATCTTTAGTATATTCAATACCAGCTTTTACCTTCTCTTCCCTTTCGTTGTTATTTTCTAAATAATAAACAAGCTTTTTAATAATCTCTTGATCAGACATTTGCATATTAATATCAATTAAAAAAGACTTTAATAATTCAACATCGTTAGGGTGGTCGTCATATACATCACCAGCTAAGGAAACACCACACATAGGCACTTCTATATATTTTCCAAATCTAGATTTAGGTGCACCACTATCTGTTATAATAATTTTAGCTGAATTTATTTTATTAGCAAAATCGATAGCATATTTATCTGTATATGCATCAGAGTGCGAACCTCCGACGTGCGGAACAACAGCACACCTATATTGAGACGGCATTAACCCAAGCAACTTACTCATTCTCGCTCTTAATGGATAATGTTCTCCTAACATTGTTGTAACATTAGTAGCTCCTACAAGTGCTACATCATATTTTTTTTCTATTTCAGGTTTAGGTTTAAATATACTCGCATCAGCGCAGTGAGGAACCCATGTTACACATTTAATATGATTAAGTTTTTTAGTTTTTAAAATGTTTATATATTCTTTATAATCATTATAATGATGACATATAATAACATTAGCTTTACTTTCAGTTATTTCTTTTAATGTCCACTCTTTATCATACATCTCGTTATAACGAATACATGTATTATAAGTAATATCTGCAAAACCCGAAATTTCAAGAGGTTTATATCCAATAACTAAATGACATTCTTTACCTTTAAGACTATTATCTAAATTTGCCTGTACTGATATAGTGGAAACCCAATTATCCCATCCAGGACCAGTATATATACCATTGACTTGTTTATGATTAAACAAAGCTCGTATAGAATGAAACCTAATACGAGACATTTTCGTATTATAATGTTCTTTACTAATTAAAAATACTATATTATACATATTTTAATTTTAATTGCTCGTAAATTGAAGTTACATCATGGTCAATATGTTTGCTTATACCTATTCTATTCCAAGCTTCATTCCATAAATGTAATCCATATATATTTTTACCTGGAGTAAATATTAAATCCATTAATACATTTAGACCATGTACTCCGTCTTTTGGAATAATAAACAATTGTGACCTAAAAGGAGCAACAAGACTAAAGGACCGTGTAGGTTTAACAAACTTATTATATTTAAATTTATGTACTGCCGTATTTAAAAGCTTCGGACCTACAATCCCCCACTCTAAGGTTTGTTTATCTTTCTTTAAGCATTCGTTATAACAGTAATTCATTAACTCATCACCAGCTGGACATTTAATAGCACCTGTGTTTAAGAATGGTAATCCTGTTTCATAATTTTCCTCACAGCAAAACACATAATCTTCTGTAAAATTCCACGGTTGTAGACAGATCATATCTGTATCAACCCACCACCCACCTTTTTCGTATAACAGCTTATATCGAAAGTAATTAGAAAAAGCGGAATATGATCCCTTACCTTCCCCAACTTGATATGCAAAAATATCTTCTTTAGGAAGAATATCTCTACCGTCCTTTATAACTACACCTTGTGGAACATTTTTTATATCTTCATAACAATATAAATGAATTTCCATACCATTTTTAACAAATGAATTCAAAGATAAAATCTCCATAGGTGAAAGGGTATTTCCGATCCATAATGTTTGAATAGTATTGCTCATAATTCTAATTGCTGTACCCATAATTTTAAAATAGCGAGATTTGACCAAATAGGCTGGTTGACGATATTTTCATTACCGTGAAAGGTAACGTCTGTTAACCTACACTCATCATATACAAGTGAAGCGTTCTCAGATAATGAAGAATGATATACGTCAGTCACTGTATTATATACTTTCTGTTTATCATTTTCATATCCAATAAACTTAACTACATTAGAGTTTTTATTTAATAGCGGCTGTACATAGTTATCCCAATATTTCGGGTCATTGTTATTCCCGTATATTCGAATATCTTTATGACCATCTTTAAGAGCTCTTTGTATTGAAGTATGTACTTGTTTATTCTCGTCGATATTACCTATAATGCCAGCTACTCTTTGTTTTAGCTGGTTAAGTGGTATTAAACTCTCATGAGCATTACCACATATAAACCACGAAAGATCCTTATAAACTCCATGCCAGTTAATCTGTTCTCTATTTAAAAAATGAATTTTATCAAAAATATGAACCGGTTTCTCTTTAAGAGGATATAGAGCCTTTTCGTGCAAAGTTAAAACAAACTTATCAACATCCGGTCTGGTTTTTCTTACATCAAGAAAATGATATATAATTTTATCTGATTTTGTAGTAGTCGCGGTTTGTAGATTTGCACCACGACACCTATCTAAGTGCCATGTATGTGGACCATACATTATACATTCATATCCGTTGTCGTTAAATAAGTTACATAAGTTAATAAGTGCTGTCGTCGAACCACCTGAATTGCTCCACCCTGTAAATATTTTTATCATTGATAAATGTTTAATTATTGATTTGAATTTATGTAAAATGCAATAAATACTTAAAGATATGGCTAGAAAAGGACGTTCGGCGTCGGTTTCTAACTCAACTAAAAAGACTGCACTTAGTGGCAAACGAGTTAGTAGAAAAGCAATAGTTAATAATAAGGAAATAAAAGAAAGTATAGAAAAAAATACATTCCTAAATTTTAATGTTACACAAAAATATGAGATAACCCCAGTTCATGAAGAATTCCTTGAAAATTGTTTCAAGGACACTTGTAAGATGGCATTAGTCGACGGACCCGCCGGGTCGGCCAAAACATATTTATCAGTATATGTTGCTTTACAGTTATTACGTACACGAAAAGTACAAGAAATTATCTACATAAGAAGTATTGTAGAGTCGGCATCAAAAAGTATGGGGTCACTTCCTGGGGAAGTTGATGATAAGTTCTTACCGTGGTGTTTTCCGTTGTTTGAAAAATTAAATGAATTTTTAGATAAGTCATTATCTACTAATTTAATAAGCGAACAATATATTAAGTGCGTACCCGTTAATTACGTGCGTGGATTAACGTTTAACAATGCTTGTGTTGTTGTGGATGAGGCTCAAAACTTAACTCCAGGGGAATTAACTACAATATTAACAAGGTTTGGAGAAAATACAAAATATATAGTAACTGGAGACACGCAACAAAGTGATATTGGAGTTAAAACTGGATTTAAGTCGATCATAAATGCATTTAATAAAAAAGAATCTCTCGATCAAGGTATATGTGTATTTAAGTTTAATGAATTAGATATTGTGAGATCTGAAATATTAAAATATATTGTAAAAGTATTACGAAATTTAAAGATGGAAACTTAAAGCTTTACGGATTCTCTCTAATAGAGTCTTTCTATTTTGACCACCTTCAACTAGCCGAGAATATTCTAATTTAAATGCATCAAGAAACTCTGTTGATAATTCAAACTTACGAGGATAAAAAGAACGTACCTGTCTAGTCATATATCGTTCGCATAATTTATCATAATTCTTCATATAATTATTTATTCATACGACCACTCCGATCCTGCTTAATTTGCTCTTCCATGGCGGATCGTAAATGAGAGTGTTCTGCGGGATCTACGTCATTCCATACCCCACTCAACGCCTTTAGATCAGATAACATAGCTTCATCAATGAGATCACCGCCAGGGTGTATATCTCCCTCAGCATCTATATAAAGCTTAAGTATTGCTATGCGCTGTCTCCGATCACCAAATACTTCTATAATACCGGGTTTATCATCTTTTATAAAAAAGACACTCTCATCATTGTGCATATATTCCCGGTGCATAGCTTTGAATATATTATCGACTTCTTCTATGACCTTTGGATCAGTGTCACGTAAGTCATCTTCTGTAAGCTCAACGGGGGCGACTTTTGTTATGGGTGTAAAGAATATAATATCTAAACTAGAAAGACTATCTCTAACAAGAGGTATGCACTCTTGTACAAACTTATCATCAATATCTAAGTCAGGTTGCTCTGTCGCCCACATACTATATACAAGATTATCTAACGGACATCTATCAAAAATTACGTTCTCAGAACTACGATATTTCTTTTGCTCTTCGATCATAAACTCTAAAATCTTTTTTTGTGTTTTCTTATTAGTTTTAGAAGAGTGATCAAGATTATTTTCCTTGATAATGTCTCTATAATTTTTTTCAGGGGTTTTATAGTTAGGCCACTGCTCTAAGAAATCTGTAATTAAGGTTGTCTTACCTTGACACGCTGATCCGCTAATTGCAATTCTCATATTATTTAATATTTATTAATCTACACTTTTAAAGCCATATCCCATACTAATAAATGTAGACGGGCGCTAAAATTAAATCTATGCTTCTTAGCTAGTTCAGCAACCATAGGAGCCTTTTCTATATGCTCTTCCCTACTACCGCAGCAGGGCATTAACCACACCCTACCTGTAGGAATATCAAACGGTGTAATATACTTACTAAAAACCTCATCGATGTCTGACTCTTTATCAATAACAAACTTAAAACCAGATCCGTTTATAGAGTGCCAATCTAGAACATTACGCTTATAGCGCCTATCTTCTGGATCTCCATTATTACTCATTTTAGGAGAAGTAGTAAACGTAGCACCTACTCTTGTCCACTCTTGATCAGGCATAATAGTTGCATTGGTTTCAAAATCTATGCGAGGAACCCATCCCCACTCAATCTCCATATACTCTAAAAATTTTAATAATGCCTTTTGTTGTACTAAAGGTTCTCCTCCAGTAATTTTTAATATAGCACCGTTGTATAAATGATCTTTATAACCACTACTTGCAAGAAAATCGAAGACCTCCTTTAATGTAAGTTTATTCTTTACACTCCAAGATATATAACTATCACAACCATGAGGAGAATCAGCAGAAGCGAAGCCCTTGCACGTTAAATTACACATTGATAGTCGCATAAATACAGAAGGATATCCTATAAACTCTCCCTCTCCTTCAACTGTATAAAATATCTTATCGTCGGATAAGTATATTGTCTCAGTCCCGTCAGCTTTCATTATCGTTGATTCTTTTTCGATCATCTTTCTTTTTATCGGCTTCTTCGTCTTTAGTAAACTTTATATATCCCCAATCGATTTCGTCCCAATTGGATACAATACGCCTTGTACTCTCTCCTTTTCTTCTTTTACTTCCTTTACCCATTTTGGTATCCGGTTTCAGGATCAGCAAATCTCATAGTGGTAGTTATATTTTCAGTATAAATAGCAGAATTGTTTTCATGTTCAAATACTTCGACTTTATCTACCCAGCATCTACCTTCAGATTCCTTTTTAATAAAGTCATTACCTACTTTAAAGCAATATTGAGCAAATTTTTCAATACCAACTCCATCCGTTACTCGCAAATCTAATACATCAGCGTCATTGAGACCTTGAAAACTCTCAATATAAGGATCATTTTTATCTATAACCGTTGTGTGATCAAATTGATCTCGAAGGAGCTTTTTTAAAGGACTAAGGCTCCCAAAATCTACACCCCAATTATTTCCATCTAATTGATTAGCTCCAAACCAAAACTTAGCTGTTAATCTGTATCCGTGCAAAAACCTACAATGAGATTTCGCATTAGGTTGTCTAAATGCACAACTGCCAAGTTCGAGTACTTTCGTACTAGTAAATTTCATATAAAATTATTATATATTATAAATCCTCTTTATCAAGTTCTATTTCAATTGATTGGAGTGTATTATTAAAATTATCTATTATCCAACACACACCAGCACTCACAAACGGAAATAATATATATTCATTTTTACTAACGAAATATACAATAACACCTACCCAAAAGCCTAAACATAAACTACATTTAAATAATTCCTTTATAAAAGATATTTTTGTGACGATTTTTCTAGGGAAATTAAGAATAGTACCATATTTGAGAATAAACATTAAACCAACACACGCTAATATATCAATAAAAATTATTATTTATCCTCCTTTAAAAGGTCGTTTAAAGCTTCATCAATTAATTTAGCTTGAGATATATCCATCGTAACAACATTCCCGGAATCATCTGTAATTTGTACCGTTTTCTTGTCTTTATGTAGGGATAACTGCGGACAACAAGCCTTACCACCACATAACAAAATAGATTTCATATAATTATTTATTAAGTTGACTTATAAATCGAGTATGTTATAATGATTCATATGAATGAGGATTTACTTCAATATGCCAATCAAAACCGACCACGGTCTCTAGAGGAAAAAGAAAATATTATCGATAATGCTGCAAAGGCATACGAGGGATATATGGATGCCCTAGGGTTTGATTGGAGAAACGATCCAAATAGTTCGAATACACCTAAAAGAGTAGCAAAAGCATTCGTAAATGACTTAGCTGAAGGATGTTATACAGAGCCTCCTAAAATTACTGCGTTTGATAATATTGATAAGTATGATGGTATTGTATTTCAAGGTAATATTAAAGTACATTCGTTTTGCTCTCATCATCATTTACCGTTTATAGGCGTTGCGCATGTAGCATATATACCGGGGAAAGATGGTAAAGTAATTGGTTTAAGTAAATTGAATAGAATTGTTGAATGGTTTGCGCGACGCCCACAAGTACAAGAAAATTTAACTATGCAAATTCATACACATATAGATAAAGTATGTGACGAAAATAGTGGTGTAGCAGTATTAGTGGAAGCTAATCATATGTGTGCTTGTATAAGAGGCGTTAAGCATGATAGTACAATGAAAACTGCTAGAATGTCGGGAGCATTTTTAGATAAAACTGATCTTACGAGACAAGAATTTTATAATTTTGTAAGAGATTTAAAAAATACCAGCAGGTAGGAGATTGAGAGATATAAATAAAAAATTATGTGTAGGATTGCTAACATATTGTAATAGTAATTCTCAACCAGAAAGGTTTAATATCCTTAAAAAATCTGTAGACTCACTACAAAACTTAAAACAAGATGAGGTGTATTTATATGTCTGGGATAA